TCCAAGTTGTATTAGATTCAGCATTTAGTCACTTAAACTTAACACTTAGAAATACAGAAGCGGCATTGAATACATATGCTGGTACAGGTAGTACAATGGGTGCTACAGCAGGTGACGTAGTAATTGCTATTGAAAAATTAACTTCAACACAGCAAGCTCGTATTGATAACAATGACATGATATTTGCGTTCAATGGTAAAACACATATTGTTGCAAACTATACAGACAGAGGCTCATATGCTACAATTGAACTTAATGACTTAGCGTCATCAAACATTAACAGTTCAAATGCATTATATACTGGTTCAGGACTAGCGGCGGATATAAGATTTAGTCCTGCGGCAACAAGAACTATTCCATTATCATTACAAGACAATGAAGCTGGTACAATTACAGTTGGTATTTCAACACTAAGAGCTAATGGACACGACTTTGATAAAATTGGTACTGGTGGATTTAACACTACTAACTATCCAAGTATTATTTACGGACAACCAACTATCAGTGCTAATCAAGGTGCAGAAGTTAATGAACGTGGTAAAGGTAGAGTGTTCTTTGCAAGTACAGACCAAGATGGATTCTTCCGTGTTGGTAAGTTCTTTAGTGTAGACCAAGGAACAGGTACAGTTACATTTGCGGCTTCGATTGCTATTAGTAACTTAGACGGATTAGGATTTAGACAAGGTGTTAGAATTACAGAATTTAGTAATGACGACACAATGGCAGATGGTGATCCGGCGGCAGTACCTACAGAATTTGCTGTAGAGAAATTTATAGAGAAAAGATTACACTTTGATAGAGATGGTGTAATAATTTCGACTGGTACTATTGGACCAGGTACTATTGCTAGAGATGGTACTACTTCAATTACAGGAAATATTAATGCAGGTAGTAATAAGATTTACAACCACAGTGATCCAACTAACCCACAAGACGTAACTACAAAATCATATGTAGACAACAGAACACCGTTTGGTGGCGAAGCTATTGGATTAACTATTGCTAATAGAGTAAACAATGATATTTTAATGTACCATGGTGGAGTTTATGATAACCACACTGTTACAGGTGACGTTGTGTTTACAAGTAACGGAAGTAATGTTGCAACAGCGGCAATTAGTTCAGAAGTAATTGTAAATGGTGATGTAAGTCCTACAGCAGGAATTATACAAAGCAAACTTGCAATGCAATCGGCAACTACAAGAGCTAACGCAACAGGTATTGCACAAAGTGATTTAGGACTGTCAGCATTTGATGCAGATGACTTTACAGTAACAGATGGTTGGGTAACACTAAAAGCAAGTGCAGTTGACTTTGCTGACTTACCAGATATTGCACAAAACACAGTATTTGCTAGAAGTGCTACAGGCTCAGGCGATGCAAGTGCAATTAGTTTTGCAGACATTGTTAACACAGGTGGTTCATTTACTACAACTGGTGTTGCTGATAGAATTGTAAAAACAGGTCTAGATGGAAGTATTGATGGACAGAAATTTAAATTAGATAACTATGATATCTTAGACCAAACTAACTTAACAATGACAATGAAAACACCAGGTGGTGCTACAGTGTTTGATACAGTTGGTACAGTTCCAAGTAATACAACTACAACATATGCAGGAAGTATTAAGATTGGTGCAACAGATATTACACCGTCGTTCTTCCAAAAGAACCAACAAGCAGATCCAAATGATGCTACACAAAATATTCCAAGACTTGCAACAGGTTGGCTATATACATCATTTATAGAAGCACCAGGAGAAAAAGGTACATCAAGTACAGGTATTGGTATTGGTGCAGGCACAGGATTTAGTAGTGCAGGAGAAGTTGCTATTGTTGCTAACAATAATACAGCGGCAGTAATATTCAAGCAAGCGGCTATGACACCATCTAGTAATGGTGGATATGATATTGGTACAACTGTTTTAAAATTTGGTACATTCCATGGTAGTGCAACATCAGCACAATATGCTGACTTAGCAGAGAATTATCTAGCAGATGCTATGTATGATCCAGGAACTGTATTAGTATTTGGTGGTGAACAAGAACTAACAACTACAATGTCTAAAGGTGATAGAAAAGTTGCTGGTGTTGTTTCAGAGAATCCAGCACACTTAATGAACAGCGATTTACAAGGCGACTTTGTTACAGCATTAGCATTACAAGGACGTACAACTTGTAAAGTAATAGGTGCTGTTGAAAAAGGTGATATAATTGTTTCAAGTGCAATTCCAGGTTACGCCATGGTAGATAATAATCCGAATGTAGGAACTGTAATAGGTAAAGCAGTAGGATCTAAAGACGGAGACGAACAAGGGTTCGTTGAAGTAGTGGTAGGGAGAGTGTAATGGCTATTCAAACAATTAATATAGGATCAAGTGCTAATAAAGGAGACGGTGATCCATTAAGAACAGCGTTTACAAAAATTAATGCTAACTTTGCAGAGCTTGCTGTTACTAATAAAAATAGAGATATTAACGGATCTGTATTTGCAGATGACTCAACACTATTAGTAGATGCTGTAAACGGAACTATAACAGCAACAGTATTAGTTGGTCAACTTCCAGCATTAAACGGAAGTAACCTAACTAACTTAACTATCCCGGCACAAACATTTGCAAGTTTAACAAGCAAGCCAACTACAATAGCAGGATATGGTATTACCGATGCAGTAGTAGACTTTGCTGACTTAGGAACAACACCAACTACATTAGCTGGTTATGGAATTACTGATGCGGCAACATCTGCACAAGGTACTTTGGCGGCAAGTGCATTACAAGCAGAAACAATTACATTAGCAACATTAAAAACAGAAGTAGCGGCAAGCGCCGACTTTGCAGACTTCCAATCTAGAATAGCGGCGTTATAAGGAAAACAAAATGGCAAATAGAATACCACTCATAGTTGATAGAGACGATAGCAATAAACTTAAAGAATTACCAATAGGTGATAATTTAGACTTAACAGGTTCAGGTATTATTGGAGCAGGAAATATTACTGCTACAGGACTTACACTTGGCGGTATAAGCTATAATCCATTTAGCGGTAGTTGGAATGATCTAGCTGATAAACCAACTGTAGCTACTAACACTGCTGAATTGCCAGAAGGCAGTAGTAACCAATATTTTACAAATGAAAGAGTAGATGACAGAGTAAATGCTATACTTAGAGAAGGTAGCGGAATTGATATTACATACGATGACTTAAACGGAACTATTACTATTGCCGCAACAGGTGGTGGCGGTGGTGGCGGTGGTGGCATTGTTACTGATCTTTCAGGACTTGCTACAAGTAATATTTTAAAATGGAACGCTAACGCTGGACAAGGTAACACAGGTGCTTGGGTAAACAGTTTTATTAATTATAGTGAAGTAGTTGGAACTCCTAGTTTAGCCGCAATAGCAACAACTGGCAGTTACAACAATCTTTCAGACAAACCAAATCTTGTAGATGACATAAGTGATTTATCAGATGTTGATACACAAAGCACACCACCATCTCCAGGACAAGTATTAAAGTGGGATGGACTTAGATGGGCACCAGCTAACGATGCAACTTCAGGTGGCGGCGGACTTAATGCTGATACACTAGACGGCTTTGACAGTCCTTACTTCTTAGACTATACAAATTTAAATAATCAACCTACACTATTTGACAGTCAGTTCAGTTCATTAGTAGGACTACCTACAACATTATCAGGATATGGTATTACAGATGCTATTAGTAGCACAGGAGATTATACACAAAATGGTAGTGTTACATTCAATAGTGATGTTGGAATTACTGTAGGAAGCAACAGCAACATTAAAATTAGAGTAGATAATGCAGGCATTATCGAAAATACTGTTAACGAACAAGATTTAGATATTAAGGTAAAACCAATAACAGGTGTTGAAACAGCAATTAAAATTGATACAGGAACAAAGCGTGTTGGTATTTTTACAACAACACCATCGCACAAACTTACAGTAGCAGGTGACGTAAATGCAACATCGTTTATTGGTAGTGGTGCATCACTTACGGGTATTACACTTAGTCAAGTATTATCAAGCGGATCTGAAGTAACTGATAGTGTTAGTTTTGGTAACGTAACACCGTATTCAACTGGTGCATATAACTTAGGTGCAAGTAATAATGTTTATTCTAATGCTTATGCAACTAACTTCCACGGTGGAGGTGCAAATATAACCGGAGTTCCATATGCAAACGTAACTGGTACACCTACACTAGCAACAGTAGCTACCACAGGTGCATACTCAGACTTAACAGGTTCACCAACAAACATTAGTACATTTACAAATGATTCAGGTTACCTACAAAACTTATCAACAACAAGTATTACTACTCTACAAGATGTTAGTATTAACAGTCCACAAGAAGGACAAACTATAAAATATGTTGGCGGTATTTGGACTAACGCTACAGGCGGTGACTCAGTAGGAAACTTTACATTTAGTTCTAGCGTAATAGATACTGATGATAGTTCACAAATTGTAATGACACCTAGTGTTAGAATGAGCAGTGATCTTGTAGTAGATGGAAATATTAATGCACAAAAATTTACAGCAGATAGTTTTGAAAGCAATGGCATAGGTATACCTGCAATAGACAGTAATAGTTCAATTGAGTTAAGAGCTACTGATCAAGTTAGAATTACGCAAAGTCCTTTAAGGCTTGCTAGTTATACAACAACAGAAAGAAATAGCTTAACACCAGGCAATGCAGATATGATCTATAACACTACAACTAACAAGTTCCAAGGTTATGCCAACGGTGCTTGGGTTGACTTGCACTAGGAGTAAGCATGAGTGAAAGAGAATACATTGTCACACTCAACAAGGGTGTTGATTACGCAGAATTCAATCAAGAAATGATTTCGTCAACAGGTGGCGGAGATATTCCAAATAGAACTGTTGACATTGCAGATCCAAGAGCATTATCTACAAGAAATACACACTACGCATTGACGCAAGCAGAGGCTGAAACTTTGCGTAACGATGGTAGAGTTACAGATGTACAACTACGTCCAGAAGACAGAGACGATATAGGTATAGGATACCAAGCAACACAAACTGCTAATTTTAATAAATCATCAAGCGACTCAGGAGATTATAGAGACTGGGGGAAGATTAGACATAGTTTTGTAGAAAACAAATACGGCACATCAACTTCATTAGCTACTAATCCTTTTGGCAGACCACATTCAATGGACGGAACAGGTGTTGATATTGTAATTCAAGATAGCGGACTACAAATTGATCATCCAGAATTTACTGATACTAGCGGTAATAGTAGAATACAACTTATAGATTGGTATAGTGCTTCAGGAGTTTCAGGATCACAGAGTGCTAGTCACTATGGTGATACAGACGGTCACGGTACACATTGTGGCGGAACTGCAACAGGACTAAATTTTGGTTGGGCTCCTAATGCTAGAATTTATAGTGTGAAAGTAGCAGGTTTAGAAGGATCCGGCGACTCAGGAGGTATAAGCACAAGTTCATGTTTTGATGTAATAAAAGGTTGGCACGAAAATAAACCTATAGACCCAAACACTGGTTATAAAAGACCTACCATAGTAAATGCAAGTTGGGGATATAGTTTTTATATGGGGACTTCTTTTTCAAACATAAACAGTTATGTATACCGAGGAACAAATTATAATTCTGGTACAGCAGGCTGGGAAACTGGTACAGCTTATCATCGAGACACATATGGATTTTATCCTTACTACTCTAGCTTTGCATATAGAGGTCCTGTAAGATTATCATCTGTAGATGCAGATGTACAAGATTGTATTGATGCAGGTGTACATATTTGTATTGCGGCAGGTAACAATAGTTTTAAAATTGCTAATAGCAGTGATCCTGATTACAATAATATTATTTTTTATAGTGGCGGAACAAGTAACTATTATCATAGAGGAAGTTCGCCTTTTGATGATCAAGCACTTATAGTAGGTTGTACAGATAGTACTCCACAAGATGCAACAACAGAAAGAAAAACAAGTTTTAGTTCAACAGGACCAGGAGTAGATATTTTTGCCGCTGGAGAAAACATCGTAAGTGCATGTAGCACTACTACTAGATTCGGAAACACACCATACTTTGGCAATGCTAGTTTTAAGCAAACAAATATTAGTGGAACGTCTATGGCTTCGCCACAGGTTTGTGGAGTAGGTGCATTATATTTACAAGCTGACCCTAGCTTAACTCCGGCACAATTAAAAAGCAAACTCGAAAATGATGCTTTATCTGTTTTAAAAGACGAATCAAATATTAGCAACTATGGCGATACAACTGATATTTGTGGAGGCCCTAATAAAATGTTGTTTAATAGATATAATAATGCTGTTCCTTTTACAAGTAATGTTATAGGACTGAAGAAGCGATAAATATAGTATAGGAGACTTATATGGCAATACAAACTATCAACATCGGAACTATTGCAAACGACGGTACAGGTGATGATCTACGTGAAGCGTTTGTAAAAGTAAACAGTAATTTTACAGAACTTAACGCTAGAAGTACGGAATCAACTACAGTTGCAAACTTAGGTAGTGCAGGTGAAGGACTATTTGGCCAAATAAGCGGAACTGAATTACAATTTAAAAAGATTATAGCAGGTGCGGCAATTAATTTATCTGCAGATGCTAATGCTATTACAATTAATAGTACATCAACAGGCTTACCTAGCGTACAAATATTTGCAGACAACAATAATGTTACACTAGACTCTAATGGTAATGCACTAACACTTGCAGGTGGTGGAACTACTACAACAAATTTAAATGGAACTACACTAACAATTAGCAGTGAAAGTTCTATACAAACTGAAACAGATCCTAAACTAACAGCAACACTTAACGCACAGACAAATAATATTATTAATGTTGGTAACATGACTGGTAATGTGCATGATCTTGATATTAGAACATTTGATGGACTACAACAATACCTTACATTGAATATGGGGGAAGCAGTTCCTACAGTGTTTACCAGCACATTAGAATATCTAGCACATAATCTAGAAATTGATTATGATGATGGAAATGCAACCTTTACAGCATCAACATCAGTTGAAGCAGATATGGGAACGCTATAGGAGTGTTGAATGCCGCATGCTAATTTATGGACGGTTAATCCAGGACACGATTTAGGAACATACGAAGAAAGTATTACACAATCAATTCCTTTACCAATTACTTCTGGTTGTACACTTACAGTTATTAGTGGAAAGCTACCTGGCGGCTTAAGAATTAGCGGAGATAACTTATTAGGTACTCCATTTGAAGTTAAAAGACTAAAGTTATTTAGATTTGTTATTAGGGCAGTCAAAGATACTCTCCAAGAAGATATGACTCTTCAATTAAAAATTAACGGTGCTGACTCTCCAACTTGGATCACAAACGAAGGTCCATTACCACTTGGTCCTAATAATAGATTTTATATATTAGATAGTAGCCCAGTAGACTTTCAATTACAAGTTATAGATCCTGATCTTCCAGCAGGTGATGAGATAGAATATTTCATCGGAGATAATGATGGAGAATTACCTCCGGGTATTACATTAGGCAAAACAACAGGTAGACTTACAGGTATAGTTGAACCAATACTTGCATTAGAAAAGAGAGCAGGTGCAGGATTCTTTGATACTAATGTATTTGGTACATACCCATTTGATTTTGGTGTAAAAAGTGCAAACGGTTTTGAAAGTTATTATTACGATACAACATTCTTTGATTATAATGTTCCTACTCAAAGTCCTAAAAAATTAAATAGATATTACGAGTTTACAGTAAGTGCAAGTGATGGTGTTGTAATTACAGAACGTAAGTTCCAAATTTATCTTGTAGGAGATGATTTCTTAAGAACAGATAACACAATAATGCAATTAGGTACAGGATTATTTACAGCAGATAATACCTATCTAAGAGCACCAGTATGGTTAACACCAAGTGATTTAGGATATCGAAGAGCAAATAATTATGTAACATTATTTTTAGATGTTTATGATCCTACTAGTAATACTGGTATCATTAGTTTTACTGTTAAGGATTCAAACGACGACGGCACTGTAAGTGCATTACCTCCAGGCATGTCTATAGATAGTACGTCTGGCGAGATTGCAGGACGTATTCCTTATCAACCAGCAGTGACTACAGAATATAAATTTACTGTTGAAGCACTTAGACAAGTTGGTTCTAAAGAAAATACAACTACAGAACCTTTTGCAAATAATATAGGTGTTGGTCAACCATGGAGTGGTTTAGATAATGTAGCATTTAGCGACTTTGCTGATAGTTTGTTTAACGGATTAGAAGCAACAGGTTGGATTGTGTTTAACCAAGTTCCTGTTACAGAAGTAGACTCAGGTGATAATAAATCATATAGATCAATTGACATTATTGATAAGACTGTATGGACTGTTGAAAAAGGTAGAGTTACATCTACATCAGATAATACTGGCACAGTTAAAATTGAAGTAGGAAGTATAGATTATTTACGAGGATCTTTTTTAGGAACTATTACAGATGTAGGATTTAAGACATATGATCCTTTTGGAGCAGTAGTAGCAAATAAAGTTATTACTATGTCTTTTTATAGTTTTGAAAAAAGAACAACAATATTAACAAATCCTACAGTAGCAAAGAACAAACAATTTACACTTAAACTTTTAGGAGAAGTTGAAAGTGCAATTAGTTGGAATACAGCATCCTCATTAGGAAATCTTAGAGCAAACTTTGTTAGTACATTAAATGTAAGTGCTACAAGTAGTGTTCCTAATGCCGTTGTGTTATACACATTAGATTCGGGAAGATTGCCGCCAGGACTTGGACTTGCTATTGACGGACAGTTACAAGGTAAAGTAAATCAGTTTGGAGAACCTAATAAGCCTGGACTAACAACTATTGACAAAGGAACTGCCGAAACAACATTTGACGGTATAACAACTACTATTGACAGAAGTTATACCTTTACAGTTAAAGCACAAGATCAATTCCAATTTAGTGCAACAACAAGAACGTTTACAATTACAACAACTGATCCAGATGATACTCTTTATAGTAGTGTTACAATGATTCCTTTATTAAAACAAGTACAACGTAACACGTTTAGAAATTTTATATCTGATCCAACTATTTTTACACCAGCAAGTATTTACAGACCAAACGATGATAGTTTTGGACTACAGCCTCAAATTAAGATGTTAGCATATGCAGGTATTGAAACAAAAAAGATTGGTGAGTTTGTTGCGGCAGTTTCAAAAAATCACAAGCGTAAACAATATAAAACTGGTGCTGTGAAAAAAGCGATTGCAAAAAATCCTGGAAGCAATGAAACAGTATACGAAGTAATTTATGTTGACATAATTGATCCGGCAGAGCCAGACGAAAGCAAAGGCAAAACGAACGCAAGTTTTACTAATTTAACACAAAATGAAGTTACAGTAGATAGTATACAATATTCTGTTACAGATGATAACACTGGAGTAGGAACAGGACAAGGCTTTTTTGACTTAGGACTACGTGGTGGTGATGGACTTAGTCCTGCTAATACAGGAACACTTTCAATCTTTACTAGAGTAGGTCCTGTATCATTTGCTCCAGGCGGAACTATTACTGTCGAACTACAAGACGGTACAATAATTGGTAGTCAAAGTATTGATGATAGTATTAGTTCAGATCCATTAAGACTACGTCCAATTACTAATACAATTAAGATCGACAGTGATGCTATAAAAATTAGTGATAGTAAAGATCAAACAAAATATATTAGTAATATTACTAACATGAGAGATAGAATACGTGCAGTTGGAAAGAATCTAAGAGAGTTTTATCCACTGTGGATGCGTACTGCTCAAGAAGCAGGGCAAGCAGAACTGGGCTTTAAACTAGCAATACCGCTATGTTATTGTAGGCCAGGCGAAGCTGATAGTGTAATTCTAAACATTAATAATAGTAATTTTAACTTTAAACAACTAGATATTGAAATTGAAAGATACAATATCGATAGTACAGATGGTAATAGTAACGAACAATATGTTCCGTTCGCAAACTACCAGTTCAATGTATAATGCTGATAAATAATAGCAACGAGAGGATAAACTATGGCAAGTAATATTAGTGATACAGGAATTAGTGCTGATTTTCCTATAGCGGGACAAGACAATGACTCGCAGGGATTTCGTGATAATTTCGCAACAACAGTGGCAAACTTTGCGGCGGCAAAAGCAGAGATTGAAGCACTACAAACTAACGGTGCAGTAAAGAATGCAGATAACAATTTCTTAGGGAATACTATTAATAATGCAAACTTTCAAAACACTACAGAAACAGGATATGTTGCTGGTGCTACTGTTAACACTAGTCAAAACATTAACCTTGACAATGGTGCATACCAAGAATTTACAGTAGGTGCAGATATTACACTTACTTTATCTAATTGGTCAAGCACAGTAGCAAGAACAGGTAGAGTACGTTTACATATTAAAAGTGATCAAGCGGCAGGTAGTTCAACTAATAGAACTATTACATTTGCAAGTAATGCAGGTGGAGGAACTATTAAGAAAAACGCTAACTGGCCAACAAATGATCTTACAGCAGTAATTGGTGCTCCAGGCGTAGGTGAAGAAACTAAGTATTATGTTTTCGAATTTGTAAGTTATGACAGTGGTACAACTGTTTGGGCAGAATACATAGGCATTTATCAATAAGATGTTTCATCCGTTTCAAGAAGATACTTCTGAAATGACGGTTGCCCAAATATACGACAAAGTAGCAGAGCTAACTAAGAAGTATTTCCAATCTAATAATCCTCAAATAAAAGAGCAAATTGGTACATTTATCGAGTACTATAAGCAAGAAGCACTAGTAAAAGAAGCAAAAGAAAAGCTAGAACAAGAAAAAAATCAACAAAATGGCGATTTAGATCTTGACAAACTGATTAATATCAGTTAAAATAAGTGTATGCTAATGAAAACAGACAAGCTAGGAATCCCGAGATTTACGAATAGTGATCTAGTCGATATGATCTATAGTGGTAATATTGACAAGTGTCATGTAGTTCTCTGTGACGCTAGTGATGATGTAGATAAATTTAACAGTGTAATGGAAGAACAAGGTATGACGCCATTGCAAAAGTATATTCCATTAGATGTAGATCAAAAGACTTTTGACGGAGTATGTCAAGGCGAATGGTTTATGCCTGATGAGTATAAAGACATTAACGTATATGAATACGTATTAGGTAAAGCAGAAACACCATGTCCACAACATGTACAAGATCGTATATGGGAAGAAATGGAACAGTACAAACAACGTGATATGCACAACCTATTACGATATATGATCTATCTAGTAGACTTCATGCGTGAGAATAACATTGTATGGGGTGTAGGTAGAGGTAGCTCTGTAGCATCTTATGTACTATATTTAATTGGTGTACATAAGGTAGATTCAATCCAGTTTGACCTGGATTGGAGAGAGTTCTTGAGATAAGTACTAATATAACAAGGAGACTAAAATGGCAGTAAAGCAAACAGGTCGAAAACAATACAGATCAATGCAGGGTAAACCCGTTGATATGGATTTGCTTAGACAAAGAAACGAACTAACACCAGCAGTGGGTAACGTTCGTGTAAATGCTAGAGGCGATGAACTAGGTCCGGGTGGAAAGATTATTAAGAAGCGTGAAGAAGTTTTACGTGACTACTATGAAGATAATGTAGAGCCCACACAGTTTGAAGCATCTGAAAGAGCACCTGTAGTAGAAGAGCCGGTAGCTGAAGCAACAGAAGTTGAAGCACCAAAGCCACGTTCTACTAAACCGAAAGCAGGCCAAACAAAAGCTGAAGCAAAAGAAGAAGCTGATGATTGGGTAGAAGACGCAGACGGTAACTTTGTAAAAAGAGGTGAATAGTAATGGCTATGGACTATGAAGCAATGGCGGCAGGCAAGAAGGGTGTGCAAGGCACAATTACTGCTGATTCAATCCGCCCTATAAGAAATAGAGTATTAGTACACAACATGCACTTCGGCGAACAGACTACTAAAGGTGGTATTATTATCCGAAGTGATGATGGTGAATCA